CCCTCCCTGTGCTGAATACAGTTTGAACCGCACACGGGGGTTTCGGTTAATACAACATTCTGCCCTGCGTCTACGGTCTGCAAGGCAATTCCAGTATATTCTGCCATGTTATTTTCCTCCAAATAAAAAAACTACCGACATATAGCCGATAGTTTCTAAACTCCTATTTTCTTTTTAATTCTTTCGGAAATTCCTGTATAAGCGGTTCACACCATATTTCTGCAAGACTTGATTTCATAAATACCGGAATATTTTCTTTTTTACAATCATTTACGATATTTTCAATCCACTTTCTTTCCGGCGCAACCTTATCTTTTCTTCTTCCAGTTTCTGCTCCTATAATTACCCAATCCATATACCATTTACCGCAAGAGTTTTTCCAGAATTTACTATCTGTTATATCTTCCAATAATGGCTCGATAGAGTAAAATGTTCTTGCTTTTCCACCCAAAAGCCCGGTTTCATAATCAGCAATTTCCATTTGCTCCTTGTTTGTAATGCTATTCCCATACCACATATTAGGCTTTTTGATAAGCTTTTCTTTGTCTTGTAAAAGAGAGTATCTAACCGGATTCTTTGTCAGAAACAGATAATTGTGCTGTGGTGCTTTTTCGCAAGCCTTAAACACTTCCTCAATCCAACTGTTCGGCACCCACTTCCCAAACAAATCAGCCATAGAGCAGACAAATATGTTTCTGCCTTTCTTTCCCTCGTACTCATTCAAACGGTATTTGTGAAAAGTAGGCGAAAAATCATATGGATATGGTAACTTTCTTCCAGTTTCAGAATCTTCCCAAGGATGAATCACCACCGACACCTTATCGTCAGGCGTTGCGTGACAGCCAAACCTGTTCGCAATCCCTCTCGCATAGCAGTATTCGCACCCATGCAGACACCCTGTTACTGGATTCCATGTCGAATCACACCAATCAATCTTTGTTTTGTTCATGTATATTCCCTCCACAATTTATTTGATATGTATATTTTATCATGGAAAGAATGAGCATTTGTACCATTCTAACAAGGATAGAAGTTCACAAACTATCGTCTATATTCGGTTGTCAATGTCCAGTTAATCGCAAAAGGACAGAATCCATGTTCTGCCCTCCCACGTTGTAATAACGGCTCATGCCGAACATTTCCGATGTTTCACGGAAAAGATACATTATTATTCAGTTAGTGCTACTAGAAATAGCAGCTACTTTTAGCAGTTGCCGCAACCATTACAGCCGTTCCCCCAACCGCCGCCGTTGAACTGTCCGCAGCAGTTTGTCGGGAAAGATACCTGTGCCGGGGGCTGTACGACATATGCCGGAATCGGGCAGTCATTGCCGGTTCTGCGGATGATTTGTGCCGTGTTAGCGTCCATAGCAGCCATGAGGGTAGCGTTCTGCGCTGTCTGACTTGCCGCAAAGGAAAGTTTCTGGTTTTCCAGTTCGAGAGCGTGGATCCGCTCTGCCTGCCGGTTCGCTTCCATCTGGTCAAGTCTTGCAATAACCCTGTCTGTGTCGTTGTGGGTAGACTGGATAACGTCACAGGTATTCTTTGCCCCTGCATACATCAGGTCTTTGATATCCCCACGAACATCACAGCAACACTGCTGCGCATTGAACATCATGGTTGTAAGCTGCTGCATAAGAGCCGCCTGCTGATTGCACCGGGACAATTCAGCCTGTGAGAATCCCTGCATTACAGTTGTACCAAGGTTATTCACGGCACCAGTAACTGCGTATGCGCTGTCACAGATTCCATTGCTGATTCCGTCCAGCTTAGATATGATAGACTGCGTGTCAAACCCTCTCTGTAAGTCTGCCTGTGTAGCAAATCCCATCATTGCGCCGCCGGCACCATTACCGCCGAAACCGCCGAAGCCACCGCCCCAGCCGCCGAAGCCGCCCCAGCCGAACATGGAGAACAGGAAGAAAAGCGCAAGCATTCCCATCCAGTCTCCACCCCAGCCGCAATTGTTGTTTCCGTTGTTGCCACTTAACAGAGCAACATCAGAAGCTGATAATCCGTCCGAATTCATGTAACATATACCTCCATATGTGATTTATTTACAAAACCGCAAAAACGGTTATGTAGCGATTAAAACATTCTTTTAAACAATCCCTGCGCCATCTGCGCCATTTGGTTTGCCTGTTCAATCTGCTGTTGATTGACCTTTCCGGATCGCAAAAGCTCATTTATTTTGTCTTGTGGGTTTACGCCCTGCATTTCCTGCCGGAACCGCTTAAACTCATTCATCATCTGGGAGAATTTATTTCCCCCTTGCGCCGGAATTCCGCCCTGTGCCTGTTTGTTTCCCATCATTCCCATTAACGGATTCGCCATTGCTCACAACCTCCTTATTTGCCTTTATAGGCTGTTTTTCTTGTGCATTGGTTAATTGTTCAATCATTGCCTTTAACTGCTCAAATTCGCCACGCTGGACGTATTGAGAGAGGTCTATTTGCGGTTGCTCTGTTGGCATTGTCCGCTGATTGATTTCAGATTCCGAAATTTCCTGAAAGAAAAATGCATGAAATTCAGGACTGCCAATTTTATCAACAGATTTAACGTAAAAATACGGCTCATTGTTATCCATCATCCAAACGGTTTGTCCCGGCTGCACAATCTGGTTTTTTGCGCCGTCAATTCCAGATACTCTGATCCAGTCTACATTCTGCGTGGGTGCTGGTGCGCTATGCTGTCCCCAGCTACCGCTTTGTGGCTGATTATAAAAACTCTGCATAATGTTTGCCTTGCGCTGCTCGTATTCCCTTTCTAACTGCGCCATCTGCTGATTTAATGCTGGATTCATTGTTAATGGCATTTCCCGATTCCTCCATGGATTTTAGTAGCATGTCAAGCATAATACCGTCACTTGCGCTTTTGTAATTTGGGACAAATCCCCATAAATTGAAAAGTATTCCTGTGTTCATGGTTATATTTTAATGTACAAAAAAGAGACTTACCATGTCAGATAAGCCTCTAAATATTTTCATATATCATTCAAAAAACTATCAAATTTGTTCCATTATCTTCCGCAGCATCCTTTTGCTGATCCGGTTTATAGTCGATTCACTGCAATGCATAAGTTCGGCACATTCCTCCAAGGAGTATTCCTGATTTCGCAAATCATAAAGCTGTTCTTCCCTGGGAGTAAAATTGCACTCTCTTCTGAAATATTCTCTTTTCTCTCTGCTAAAATCTGGAATAATATTTCGTGCCATTCCTTATTTCTTCCTTTTCGCCGTTCCCCGCTTTTTGCCGTTCTTCTTACTCCTGGACTTCTGAACCTTGATTTTTGCCATTTTCCAGAATCTCCTCAATCTTAATTATGTCCTCCGCAGATAAATCCGTGGAAAGCACATTGCCCTGGCTATCCATCAACGTATACACCCCGGTCTGCTCCACGGTTGCGGTGAAATCGTACTGATACAGATAAATCAGGAATCCTCCGACAATGGCAATCACAGACACAAACCACAGCCACGACACGGTTATCAGAGCCTTATGTGCCCTCTGTGCCGCAAGCTTCATCTCCTGAAGCAGCTCATTCGCAATATCCAGTGTTTCCTTGCTGTTTTCTTTTTCCTTCACATTATCCCTATTTTCCATCCCTGCACCTCCGCTCTGTATTTCCCTCATTATAGCAATTTTAGTGAGGGGTTGCAATAATTAAGGCGCCCAATAATTTCCCTTTAAAGCATTTTCAATACTCCCGCCGATTTCAGAAAAGAAAAATGCTGCTTCATCTTCTTCATCTGTGTCGTTTCCATCATGCCATATTTCACGCCCGATATTTTTACAGATTTCACTTGCTTTTTGCAGTATTTCTTTTTCTTCATCAGAAAAGCTGACACTGCAATTTGTACTTGTTGATATACTTGCCATACTTATCCCCTATCCCAAAAATAAATAACATTCTTACCTCCGCTGTCCCATGTGTCCCAGTATTTTCCGTCCACCACCGTCACCACATGGCCGTCAAGCCCCAAAACATATGTGCCATGCGGAAAATTACAGCAGAATTTGTAAACGTCCATAGGATAATCCGGCTCATATCGCACATAACCGTTTTCTGCCAGGTATTCTCCCCATACCTTATTGGCAGAAAGAACGTCCTTTTGCCTGTATGCAATCTGCACCAGATCGTCAAAGACTTTATTCCATGTGCGGTTAGTAGCCTTACAACACGCACGAATGGCGCAATCGCCGACACGTCTTTTCAAAGGATTGACATTATATTCCACCCATCTATTCATTATCTAAGCCCCCTCTGCAATATCGGCAATACTTAGCCAAAAGAACGCATTTAGCACCACCAGTATAATGAGATTCAACATATTTTTTCACTGTTGCTCCACATTCAGGACATCTAATAGTCGAAAAAGCCGCTACTATATTTGGAATTTCTTTTCTTTCATCATGTGACCACATCTTCCCTACCTCCTACCTCAATTTTACAACAGATTCTGGCGGGGGTTGTACCAATTATTCAGTGTATTTCTTCCCCAACAATGGAAATCTCAAATTTATCCAATTGCATATTACGCCGATTAAATCCGGCAATATAACATTTTATAGGAATATCTACATCACGAAGAAGTCCGTTAAAAAACTCTTTGATTCCGATAAATTTCTTCGCTTTTTCAATATCCGCAACAATATGGAATCTTGTAAGTAAATAGCCAAATTCTCTCGTACAATCGTCCAAATAGAATTTGTAACTATCTCCATCATAAACAAAGGTAGTTTCTTTCTTTATCACATCATCATCTTTACATGGCTTCATATTTTCTCGCCCTCCTTATAAAGACATTATATACTATTCATGCTCCTTTTTGTACCTTTTCGCCCCTGCGTTGCTCCGCTTTGTCTGCTCCCTGCCGAAATCAGCTACCTTTATGCGGTCATACTGTGGCTGCAAATTGTTCTGTTTGCAGAAATCGTTGTATGCCTTGTTTTTCTGCGTAAGCTGGTACGCCATTCGGTCATAATCCTGTTGCAGCTTATCAATATCCATATCTTCGCGGGGATTGTTTATCTGCTCTTGTTTTTCAATCAACTTTCGTTTCCATGCCCTAAGGCTCCGTTCCATAGCACGCTGTTTCTGCTGAAGCTCATACCGCTTTTTGTTTTCCTCGGAATCTATTTTCATTTCTCCATTTTCGTCAACATATGGATTCCTTAACCTTTTATCCCATACTTTATGAGAATGACGGCATCCATATCCGTGAGCGCCCAACGGATTAACAACCGTTCCAACACCCGTTACTGGGTCTATATCATATCCCGTAGATTCTAACAGATTCGGATATCCCGGCTCACTCCCTCTTATACAGAACACGCGCCCTTGCCACAAGTCATGCCCTGCAAGGTCTGGCTGTCCTTTCTGCTTTACCCTCGCTCCCAAATGAGCGCTAAATAAAACATAGTTTGTCTGCGCTTCAACGACATATTGATTCGTCACTTGCGCCGCCGTCTGATTCATTGATGTGACAACACACAATCTAACTGCCGCTTCGAGTGTCCGGCGTGTGCCGCTCGGATAATCCACATATATCCCCCGTCCGGCGTATCTATCCAAAATATCACACACCGCCGCAGAATAACTTTGCACGCCTGCCGCCACTCGCAAATCAGCTTCATCAAGCATATTGATAAGGTCAATTTGTGATTGCTTCATAGTTGTGCGTGTGAGGTTTGTCAGTTCCCCAAGGCTTTTCTTAAATTCAGCATCCATAACACGGATTACAGCGGCATTTTTGAGCGGATTGGATAATTCTATACCTAACTGCCCTAACGTGGCCCTATCGTCCTCCCACGATGTCAGAACGGCATCTTGCAGAAGGGAACGCAACTCTTTCTGTGTCAACCCTGTTAATTTACGTAATTTCTGTTCAATCGCCGCTTGGCTTTCTCCCATTATCCGCAGTTTATAAATCAGTCTGTCAGCAGTGCCCGTCATTTCTCCTGCATTGAGCAGTAGCCGAGTGCTTTCTTTCAGAATCCAGCTTGTCAAAATCTCATACAGTTCTATCATGCGGTCTGATTTCCCATAGAAGTATTCCGGCGGCAACATCAGTTTTCGTCCTCGTCAGGCTTTAGAAATTCCTCTATCTGCTCTTTGCTCATGTTCTTGCACATATCCCAAGCCTTATCAAAAACCGGCTTAATCGCCTTGACAAATCTGTGAAGAACCAACTTTGTTTGGATTACCGTCATTCCCCTTGATTCAATCTCTTTTTTCTGCTCCTCTGTAAATGCTAATACCATCCCCCTACTCCTTTCGCTTTAAACTTTCAATTTGCTTTTCAATGTTTTCGACATATATCCTTTCTTCATTTTCTAAATCAAACAATCTCTCTTGTATCAAGAGATTTATCTTATCTTTTTCGCTTCCGTTTTTAAGAATATCAATTTTCATTCTTCTAAGTTCGGAATTTACTCTGTCAAGTTCCATACTTGCGGATTGGATTTCTTGCGCTTGTTTCACGCTATTCAATACATAATCTGTATGCATTTTTAGGCAGTCATTTCCTTGATCCATTACCCTACTCCTTTCCCGCTGTCCTCTTGACCAAATCTATCCATTACCTCCCCATTGTTCCGCCATTGCTTTAGCAACTCCGGTAAACGTCTTGCTTCTCATTTTTGCCCTATTCTTTCCGGGCGGCATTTTCCAAATTCTTTGTTCTCTGCCATCAACAATGTCTGTTGGTGTGAGTTTCGGAATGCCTTTTAACCAAAGACAAGTCTTTTTGGTTTCTCCATGTCCAAATTGCCACGGCTGTATTATTTGGTCTGGTTTTCTGTATTTGCTACTCATAATTCCCACTGGGTTTTCAATGGCAATTTTCTCACAGTTAGCACTTGCAATTAACTTAAAAAACACAATTGCCTCTTCTTGTCTTATGTATCTTTCCACAGCCTTATCTCCGTACTTATCAATATCAAACCACCGATTTCCGGCTACCGTCAGATATGTACATGGAGGAAACGCTATAATCATATCCCAAGCACCATCTTGTTTGTGATATATATTATCTTCCGTTCTAAAACCGCAATTACCATCTAACAGAAAACTCACATCTTTTCTGATGTGCCATTCCGGGTGTCCGCCAGAACATTCCTCAATGTCGCAAGAATACGCTTCATGTCCTAATTTTCTAAACTCTATGCAGACACGTTGGCTTTCTTCACAAGCAACCAGAACTCTCATTCCGCACCTATCCTCTCTTTTCTCTGATAAGTATATTTTCGCATATTTTAAAGAGTTGAATGTACCATTTTAATCCCTGCCAGCGGTCTGTTTGACGAGCCGTACCCATTCATCTTTGTGCATTTCCTTGGCTTTAGAAAACCAATGGTCGCCCGTTCCTGCCGTGTGGTATGTAAGCGGTCTGCCTGTCGGGTTTTTCTTTGGCGGGGAGTACCAGCCTGTTATATTGCCCTCTGCATCACGTATTGGGATATTCGGGCCATATACGATACCCTCATACTGATAATGTGCATATGGCGTGTTATACTCAATCTCGCCGCCGTATATCCCCTGCGGATAGTTCACGCTGTTTCGGAGTGCGCCCTGCTGAAATGGTATCAGAGGGTCGCAGTCTGCAACCACTTGCATGTTGAGAAGCTTTTGTGCCTCGCGGATATTGCGGTCAATCCTATCAGTATTCAGTTGTATATCAACATTCCCTATGTGCTGCCTGATTCTCATAAAATCACGCTCCTAACGGACAAAAACACAAATCATTGTAATAACTAAGAAAATCTTTTGCAGGACACCAGACACTTCTTTTGTCCTTTCAGTTCTTTCAATGGATAATCCCGCAAAGAAAACCATCAATATTACTGCTATCACATTAACCACATTTAACACTGTCAGCTCAATCATCTTCTATTCCTCCCCAAACAATCCCTCTTTCGGCTCATTCTCGCTCTTGGCTTCTGCCACAATAGCCCTGGCTTCTTCTTCCGTAAACCCTTCGTTATGCACCAAATAATACCACTTAGGATAAAATCCCTTATCCGTCAGCAGCAATGCCCTTGACCTATCTTCCTCAGCATTTCTCGTTAGGTCTGCAAAGTCCGCATATATTTCATAGTTCCCAAACTCACTAGGAGCTGATTCCCCGTTGATAACGGCCATAGCGTCCATTATATAGGCTATGTCATGAATCGCCCCTATACGCCCGTCTCCGTTGCTGTCAGGGCATGATAGAATGTCCCGGTAATCTCCCACAGTGTTAATTGTACGCCGCTCCGTGGCTTCTACCTGTGTGGCAGTGGCAACGGATATTGTCTGACCGTTAAACACGAAATAGCCTGGATCAAACCCGGTCTTATAAGAAATGATAGAAAGCAGGAAGTTTATTCCCTCTGTCCGGCTCGCAACTTGGAGTGTCGGCTGCCACTGTTCAAATGGCTTGTCCGTCATATCGTCCAGCCCGGTCTTGAGCACCATTCTCGGAAGTTCAATACTGTTCGCTTCTGCATACTGTATCGCAGATTGACCGATTATCATTTTCGGCTCGGAGTCCTCTGTTTCCACCCCCATAGTGGACATTGCAATATCCAGCCAACGCAATTCCTCTATGCACTCCGAAAAGCATGATACCCCTAAGGGACTGTCCGGGTCTATGGTGTTGCTGTATGGGTTCTTTATGTACACGAATAAAGGCTTTTCAAGGTTCTCTGCAGTAAACTCCGGAACAATGTCGGCCCACTTTGTGTTTTTTAGGGGAATTTCATGTCCTATCTGGTCTTGAGCATCAGACACAAAGGCCTTGTTTGATACCCGGTACAGGCTAACAGGCGTTGCAGTTCCATCTGCATTCAAGTGCATTGCTGTACCTTCGTACCTATGCCACTCTGCACGGGTGTAAAATTTCTTTCCTTTTTGGTGAAAAGAGAAGAATATTACTCCAGTAACATTTCCATTGCTGTCAAATTCAGTCACAAGGAATCTGTCCGGCGGTATGTAGTCCATGCCTTTCCCGTTCCACTTCGCCATCACACCGCCAAGCCGGATCACCTTTTCCATATTTTCCTGGGCATTCTTCAGGAAATGGTCATCAATGGCTTTCTGGATTCTCTTGGCAGTTTCCCCGGCTCCATATTTTGACTGCACCTTAATGTCAATGTTCTGCGTAATCAGTTTAGCCAGTTCCCGTGCTACGGTGTTTGAAAAGCGGATAGTCCGGGTATCGCCCTTTACCCAAGGCGGCTTTCCACTCTCCAACTGCCCCCACAGCTTAATAGCAGCGTCCATTTCCGGCGACAGGTACGTTTCCACACCGAAAGCCTTTTCAGCGTCCGTTTTAAACAGCATTTTGAATTTCTCCTTTATCCATGAAATTAAGCCCATGTTATACTCACCTTACCACTTGATTGTAAAATACGATTCGTTGTACTGACTGCCAGTGTGTACCTCATATCCCAGTTGCCGCATATAGTTAGCTGTTGGGTGGCTTATTGTGCCGTCTAAGGCAATATTGTTGTCGCCTTTACTTATAGCTTTCTCAATCTCATGTTCGATTCTTTTAAGCTCACACTCAACACCATTATTCTTTACTGCTTCTGTCTTTCCTCTTGCTTCTGCTGCTGAAATCATATCTATTCTCCTTTATCCATGTTATCAGTCCCATTTAATTAATCCCTTTTTTATTTTTTCAATACAGCTTTCGCACATTGGAATTTCGTCAATTTCCCTGATTTGTTTTAAATTTCTTGTATCTCCAATTATGCGTTTGGGAACAGTTATAAATATCATTGTGTTATTTCCACATATTTCACATTTTTGCGCCCTCATTCAATCACCGCCCCTCTCATATTCTTCCAACTCCTGCACCTGCCGCAGTTCCCTTTTATAGATTCAAGCTATCAAGAGCAATTTGAAATCTATCACTTGTAACATACTCTATAATAGCTTTTTCGTGTTCCCTAATCCTTCTCTCCAATAGCTCTTTGTTTTCGGGATGTTTAGAAAGTAAATCCTTGTCATATTTATAACGAGTCACATATGTTTTAAGTGTTACTGGCATTTGTCTCATTTTGTGTTGTCCCTCCTATAATTTTAGCTCCCCAGTATAGCTTGCGGTGTTCTTTGCCGTGGGTGATTGATTGGTTAAGGCTCATTCATATTGTCCTTTTCGGAAAACATTTTACAGGCTCTTATACATCCTCTCCTTGAATCCCTTGGGTATCTCTTTTCACAGTATCCACGTTTTCCTCCCCTTACCCCGTTCGGCAGTGGAGTATAGTGTTTACATTCTGCGCAATACCTCCAAACTTTTTCTTCCTCCGCTGACCGCTCAAAATCTTCCAGCTTTTCGGAGAGGGATTCTATGGTGTCGGCGGCATTGTGTAAAAGCCCAATCACATAATACGGCACATATGGTCTGTATGATTTTACCGCTTCTCTCAATTTGTTTACCTGTTCGCTAATGCTCATTCTATCAATCCTCCCCATGCAACCTATCGTATTCCACAGAACCAAGCCGAATAATCTCTTTCAGCTTCGCTTCGTCCATCAGAATCACATCATCATAGCCTTTTTCTCTCGCCCATATCCTTATCGCTTCAACGCAAGCACATTCTTGCGCGTCTGCTACTTTTGCAATAATACTTTGGGTAATTGTATATGCTCCGGACATATCACATTCTGGCATATATCCGCCAAATTCATAATGTGGCTTCCAATCCTCGCCAAGAGTTTTGACCGTCTGCGGATTCAACTTTACCTCTGGTACTGCATACTTTTTAAAATCTTTCATTTTCCCTATCCTCTCCTTACCACATTGGCAGATGTATCATGTAATACATCAGACAATCCATCTGTTCAGTTTCCTAGCGATTCCCCATATGTAATACCTTATCAAGTCCATGTGATGGTCATTCTCTTTTATGACTTCATCATCATATTTATCATCCCACGCATAACCCTCAAATTCCTTTAAGGTTTCTACGCAACTTTCATGTATTTTTAAAAGTCCCATATTCAGATACTTTGTGACCTCCTGTATTCCGTTCAATACGTCATTATCCGCGCCTTTTACGATATACTTTGCATATTTCTTTATGGTTTCTATAAACCCTGCCGCAGACGGGTCAACAAGGATATACTGTATCGGCAAATTTCCAATCGTATCACACATTTGTTTGTAATATTTCTCATTATCAACACGATTTTCAGAACCGCCCTTGTGGTGAAATTCTTTTATCATGGTTGATTTTCTTCCGTCAAATTCAAACACTCCAATCGCAAACGGATTTACAGTTCCATAGTCGATAGATACAAAATACTGGCTATTTCTATGAAACTCTATCTCGCCTTTAACAACATGTTTTTCCCTGCTAAACATGGGATATACAAGTCCCTCTGCCAACGCCCATTCGCCCAATATGTAACGCTTATAGTAGACGCTCCCAGCGTATTCCTTGCAAAGGCTGTCCACAAATCCCTTGTCCAAAAACGGATTGTCAAACAGTGTGTACTTTTGGCAGTAGATGTCTAAATCCTCGCTGTCAAGAAACTCTTTCAGCCAGTGGTTTGGTCCCTGCGGATTCAGTGCCCCGTCAAAACAGGAATACGGCTTGTCAAGGCGGGATTTTAACATCTCAAATACTTCTTCGTTCCAGTCTGCAACCTCGTCACCGTACACATACTTGATGGAGGACCCGCGCAACTTAGATACCTGACTGACCTTTTCCGCGCCCAAACAGTACACCTTTTCCCCAAATAGATAGCAGATATTTGAACTGCTGATTCCACCCACCAAATCCTCGCCCCATATATTCCGCATGGGTTCTAAGATATTTCTTTCAATAGTAGATTTTGTAACCCCAAGAATAACTGCAAGTCCCGGTTTTCCTATCCTTGCCCGGATGCGCTTTGGAATTACATAATAGTCCATGTATGTCTTGCCACTTCGAGTTGCGCCAGTCTTGAAATTCCACCGTTTATTTGCATTGTCAAAGTATTCTCTCTGTTTTACGCTGAACGGCATCAGATAACACCGCCAATCTCTTTTAACACTTCATCAAGTTTCGCAAGCGCATCTTTCTTTCCATCGTCTGACTTATCATATCGCTTCATCAACTCTCGCCCTGCGGATAATCTGTCAGAAAGTGCGGCATCCATTTCAAATTGGTCTTTAACCTCTCCACGCATTACAGAAGAAAAGAATTGTAGCACCTCTGACACATCAGCTATTCGGCTATCCTCTATCTGCTTTTGGCGTTCGGCTATATAGGCGGCAACTTTAGGGTTATTTAGGGTTTTGTTTGCTTCTACAGACGCAGAACTGAAATTCTTATATCCTGCGTTTCTATATGCTTCTGCCGCATTTCCGCACTTCAAATATTCATCAGCAAATGCTTTCTGTTTTACACTTAACCCTTTCATTTAATCACCATCCATATTCCCACCGCTTTCGTTATTTCTGTTGATTTCTTTCCACTTCCCAACAAACCATTTCAACACTTCCACCTGCGAACAGCTATTCAGCAGTTCCACATCTTTCACCGACATTTCCCCGTTTTTCTTACGGTATGGCTGTTTGTGTGTGATGCGGTAGCCGGTAATCATGCGGTTCTGCTGTTCGCTGTAGAACTGGTATGTGTTGATTTTATAGATATA